GATAAAAATATAGAGGAATTAAAAGTTGGTGATTTAGTCATAACTCCTTGGGGTGTTTCTCCGATAACACGAACAACAAGCAGAATGAAGCCAGTTATTGATAATATTGGATTAACCGGAACTAAAGACCACAAAATATACACAATACACGATTATTCTTTTGACAGCCTTGAAAATGTTGATTATTCTATGGTTAGTAAATTAACCATAAAGGAATTAATCTCATGGCAAATAAAATCTTTATACTGTTCAATGGCAAAAAATACTATCGTAACCCAAAGACAGGATATTATGAAAATAAAATCTTTGCTGACGGAAAAAGAAAAACATTCCGGCTTCATCGGGTTGTTTATGAATTTTATTCGGGAAAAGAAATTCCTAAAGGCTATCACGTTCATCACAAAGACGAAAATAAAGATAATAACGACTTTAGCAATTTGGTGCTTTTATCACACAGCGAACACGCTAAAATTCATAGCAAAAGAACCGCTGAGCTTTGGAAAAGACCTGAAATGCAGGAAGCAAACAAAAGAGGTAGAGAAAGATGCAAAGAGTGGCATCGCTCAAAAGAGGGGAGAGATTGGCACTCAAAACATCAAAAAGAATACATTGCCAAACTTCACATTACAAAAATATGCCCTGACTGCGGAAGAAAATTTAATACACCAAATGACCAAAGAGAACAATCAATATGTCGATGGTGTAGAGATAAGTACCTTAAAAGAGAATTACGCAGGAAAGCAAAAGAAAAGGGTTTATAACATAACAGTTCGGGCCGGTTGCTATTATGCAAATAATGTTTTAGTATCAAATTGTGATGCCGCATCAATGGCTCATTCTATCTGGAGATATGCCGGGGGCGGACAATAAAGGAAACACCAATGACACGAAGAAACAAAAACAAATCGCAAAAAGTTGCTAACACCATTTTAACCGGAGCCGGTGCAAACACCACGCAAGACCGGGGAAGCCAGCAAACAGCGGCCATATTCTCACGCAACCCATATTTTAGAAACGACTTTTATAGCCGTTGGCAAGAGTGGGTGCGTTGGTACAATACCAGTTGGGAAGCCGGAAAAATTGTGGATATTCCTGTGCAAGATGCATTCCGCATTCCGGTAAAGATTACCGGACTAGAACAACCGGACATTGAAGCTATTGAAAAATACATGAAATATCTTGATGTCAACAACAACTTCAAGCGAGCCGCCACCATCGAGCGATTGCTTGGCGGCTGTGTTATTATTGTTGGTGTAAAAGATGAAAAAGACGACCCGGAATCAGTTCTTGACCTCAAAAGACTAAAACAAGGCGGCATCACGTTCTTAAACGTCATCACAACCGAAAAGATAACCAAGTGCGAATATGAAACAGACGTGTTCAGCCCGGAATATGACAAACCAAAATATTACATGATAAACGGCATCAAAACCCACGTTAGCCGATTGATTGTTTTTGATGGCGACCCATTGTTTAATCACACATCCATGAACCTTATGCAAAACTTCCGCTACAATCCGGCAGGCTTTGGCGAGAGTATATTGTCCAGAGTATATGACAGCCTTGTTCGTGCCACCGGAACGCAAGAGGGAGCATATCACCTTGTGAACCTTGCCAGCGTTTTGTTAGTCAAGTGCGAACGCTTTATTGACCTGCAAGCCACCAAGCAAGGCAATGCCGCATTAAACATGCTCGATAAGATTGCCGAGCAACTGAGCATATACCGTGGAGCGGTTATTGACGGTAAAGGAACAGAGATAGCTCAACACTCAGCAACATTTGGTAGCGTTCCTGAGCTTTTGAACACATACCTACAAATTCTTGCGGCCGGCTCCGATATTCCGGCAACTCGTTTCTTGGGCGATAGTCCGTCAGGCTTAAACTCAACCGGAGAGAGCGACCTTGAAAACTATTACAACAATATTGACAGCTACCAAACCACACGCTTGGAGCCAAAATATCGCAAGATGCTTGATATTATCGGCTCTTCCATCTGGGGCTTTAATGTATGGAAAGAAAAATCGCAAAACTTAGAGCTTGAGTTTGAGCCGCTTTGGAACATTAACAAAATGGACCAAGCAACTGTTGACAAGACCAGAGCCGACATTCTCCGTCAGTTCAAAGAAGACGGCATCATTAGCGACAAGCAATATGCCGAAGAAATCAATAGCAAGAAAATTCTTGATATTGAGCTTGATGTGGAAGAATATGACGAAGATCGAGAAGAATTGATTGACGGCTCGGACATTCCCAGCTTGCGAGATGAAACCGACCGAGTAATTGATACCATAGGAGCAAAGCCAAATGTCGATAGTGGTGCTAAACCAGAAGCCGGACAAGGTTAAAAAAAGCCAAAAAGGCAACCCGATAAAAACTCCTAAAAGCTTGGAAGACGATGCAAGGGTAAGCATTAACCGCATTGTGCGAGAAGTAAATGCCGAGCTGCGCGCCATATCAGAGGATGCCCGGACAAACACCCCAGAGCAAACCGCCGCGCTTTTGGATGACTTCAAACGCAGATGGCGAGCCATCATTGAACAAAGGGCTGACAGCATAAGCAAAGAGTGGGTAAAAGCCATTGACGAAAACAACTACGAAAAAACAATGGCCATGCTCCGCAAAGCCTTTGGCATAGAAATCAGCGCAATTTTGGAAGACAAAGACATTGCCGACACTTTGGAAGCCATGCGGCTCAATATGGTCAACTTGATTGTAACCATACCGGAAGAAGCTCTAAAAAGGGTTGCCTTGCGTATTTATGAAAACTACCAAGGCATACCTATGCCGGAAAACCGCACGCTTCAGCAACAAATAAGCCAAGAGTTCAAAACCACATACAGACAAGCCAAAGTCATCGCACGCGACCAAACGGCCAAGATAAACTCATCATTAAACAAAATCCGGCAGCAAAAGCTCGGTGTTGACATTTACATCTGGCAGACCATGCGAGATGGCCGAGTAGTGGGAAAGCCGGGCGGATTATATCCCAAAGGCAATGATGCACACGGAAACCACTACATCATGCAAGGTTTATATTGCAAATACAGCGACCCAAGCGTATTCTCAACCGATGGCAAGACATGGCGGAAAAGAACCGCACAAATGCCAAAGGGCGAACCGGGAACAGATATCCAATGCCGATGCTTTGCCGAACCGGTTTTATATTGGGAAGCCGTCAAAAAAAATCTTGTTGTAGCCTAAGAAAATCAAGCACTCCGTAAAAAGAGTGCATTTTTTTTTGCATAAATTATAAAAAAGTGCTTGCATATTACAATTTTTTATTATAACTTAAAGAGCGTAAAGGAGATGAAACATGGCATACAAAAAATTAAATGAAGCATTAAAAAAAGAGCTTCTCAAGAAAGTTGATGAAATGGAAGTCAACGTAGAGGAGCTAGAAAGCTACCATCGTGAATATAATCCGTATGGAGTTCCTGCCGAATATGCAACATGGGAATATGATTGGGATGAAAACGAAGAATGGCAAGCCAAAATCAAAAAAGCAAAAAAATACCTTTCTGAAAATCAAGCATACGAGATTTTGACCCTTGCCGATGAAGACTGGGATAATCAGGACGATAACGATTGCACCACCTTAACAAACGAATGTATCAACTATCTTTCAACCTTGGAGAATTAATATGTTTACAGATGAACAATGGAAAACAATCCAACAATTTGATGCTCACGGAAAATCAAATCCAAAATACACCGATGAAGAAAAGCTTACTTTCTGGTTCTGCGGTGCCATCATGCTTTATTTAATCTGCCAAGTTGCAAGAGTGGCACTATGAAAAAGGACACAATCGAACAACTGGCCAAAGGCATTGAAAATCTTCGCCGGAAAGTCGCAAACGTGAAAAGCGAAGAAAAAAACAAACAAAAGTTTACAAAGAAAAAAGACTGGAAGCAATTCCGGGCAACGATTAATAAGGAGTAAAAAAATGACAAGAGAGATGAAAAAAACTTTAAGAGGTCGTCTTCCGGACGGAACGGCAAACCCGATTGATATTTATGTTGGAAACAGAATTCAGTTAAGACGTAAGCTTTTAGGCTTGAGCCAAGAAAAGCTCGCAGAGATGCTTGGCATCACGTTCCAACAAGTGCAAAAATACGAAAAAGGCATGAACCGCATCGGAGCAAGCCGCTTGTGGGATATGAGCAACATCTTGGATGTGCCGGTATCTTTCTTTTTTTCCGGCTTAACCAAAGAAGAAACCGATAAAAGCCCGGCTGCTCTTAACGGCTTGAAAATTGAAAAAGAGCAAGCGGATGCCAGCGACCCATTGACCGACAACGGCACAATCGAAATGATAACGGCTTTTAATAAGATAAAAAACCCAGAGTTAAAAGAGGGCTTACGAAAAGCCATCATCGCCGCCGGTAAAAACTCTTATTTTGAAAAGGAATAATCCTATGGAATGGCAAGAAAAGGTTGAAATGATTGATTTGCATAATCAAAATGACCCAAAATTTTATGATTATGTTTTATCTAAAATTGAAAATTTTGATATACAGGCTTGGCAGATGCTGGCAAATTGCATAAATGTTTTTGAGCTTGACAGTTCTTTTGTTGAAAAAGTAAAGCCTTTTTACGAAAAGATAGATACAAATAATCTTGATTTTAGGAGTGCTGTAAGATTAGAAACAGCTTTCGGAGATAATGAAGATGTGGCAGAAGATTAAATGCTGGATTGGGTGGCACGAGTGGGAAGATGTTACGCACCCTTTGTGGAAAATGAATTATATAACAAAATATCGTTGCAAACATTGCCATAAGTTTAAAAATAATTTGTAAACATTCGGAAAGGTAAAGCGATGACTGATTTAACCGAAAGAAAGCTAAAGGCTTGCCAAGTTAAGCCTATTGATGATGTTCCTTATTCTGAAGAACTGCAAGCACTCAAAGAAAAAAACGAAAGACAAAAAGAACTTATAAAAACATTAGGTTCAGATATTGATTATTTGGATACAAAAAAAATGGTATTGATAGTAGAGGTTAACAACCTTAAAAGCTTGCTGAAAGAGTGTAAAGAACTTATTAAGCGTTCTTTTGATGATTACCCTGATAGTGCAATTTATAGAGCAATTAACTCGGCTATCGGTGAAAGTGAGGAATGATGACAGGATTAGGAAACGCAGACGATGTTTATAAACACTATCTTAAAGTTATTGAGGAAAATAAACAGCTTGAGAAAAAGCTTGATATAGCTGTTAAGGCTTTGGAGTGTTATGCCGACCCATATAAATGGGATAATTGTATTATAAAATTTATAGCATATGGCCAACAAGAAATTGTTAATAATGGGTGTTTTACTTCGAATGGATTTGAAACGGCACAAGAAGCCCTAGCAAAGATAAAGGAGATTAAGTGATGAAAATATTTGGATACAATATTTTGAAAGATTATGAACTTGAGAGAATTAAAAAAGACCATTGGGAAGATTTTAAAAAATATCTTAAAATAAAAGAACTTTGGCGTATAACAACAATCTGGGAGAAAAAGCCTAAATGCAATTCTTGTGATGAGAACAGACAGATTACAGTCACAATGCCAGACGGAAGCTCCAGAAAAGTAAGATGTTCTTGCGATGATAGTATACGCTCATACGATATAGTTCAAGCTGAAGAAAAATGTATTATTGCTGTAAAAGGGAATAAAGTATATATGTCAACTGGATTTAGTAATTATTCAATTGTTTCTGATATTTTATTTAACAAGAACCAATTTGAAAAAGTTAAGTATTTAGATAATTGTTATTTTACTTCAAAGAAATTAGCTGAACAAGCATTAAAAATCATAAAGGAGCAAGACTAATGTCATATTTAGAAGAACTTTTGCCCGAGTTCAGAAAAGGGGTTAAGATTAGAAGACGTATTTGGGATGATAAAGAATTATTCGTAAAAATAAATGAAGCTGGCGAACCTGTTTTAAATAACGGTAATAAGTTTGAATTTTGTAGAAATATTAATTGTTCTGATTGGGAACTCTACCAAGAGAATATTGATTGGGACTATATCGTCAAAAGTAAATGCCTTTGCTGGTTTTGGGATTTTGAAAATAAAAAATATATTGGCTTTTTAAAAAGTGTAGATGAAGCAGACCCCAAATTTTTTAAAGAATCAGCAGTGTATTACAAATATTGCCGCCCCGTCCGCAGAGATGAAGTAACTTTTTATGAGGATAATAAAGATGAGGTGCAAGATGAAAGAAAAGATTAAAAAGATTTTACGATGGCTACATTGGCACGCTCCCATAATAACCACGAGGAAGAAGCAAGAGGAAGCCAAAGAACTGAGCCAAAGACTATATAAGATAAGGGTAACTCCGGCAATCCATTCCTTGCAAGAACTCAGAAAAAACACATGGGATGTTGAACGTGTGGACCGCACTATAAATTGGCTTAAAAATAAGTTTAATGGAGAATAAAAATGAATTGGAGTACAATATTTAGTTTTGCTATGTCTATTATGGCTGCCAGTTTTGGGCTTGTGTTTATGATCTACGATAAAACGGAGCTATCAACTCATTATTTTTCTGTTGCGACATATTTGATATGTCTCGGCATATTTAATCATCTAACAGATAGAAAGAAAAATGAATTTTAAGAAATCTTTTATTGAGTTTCTGGCCCAAAGAGGTATGACCTTGGAGCAATGGCTCAAACAAAGATAAAACACCATCACAAACCCACAAAAACACCCCTTGTTGACAACTGTCGGCTTGGGGTGTTAATCTATCCCCAGAAACAAAAAAGGATTAAACAAATGCAAGTTTCAAACAAAATAAGAATGTCTATCGGCAACAAATGGCGAATTGATGATGACGGCATTATGACCGTTAGAGCCAGGGTGTTAAAAGAGGGAGTATATCCATACTATGCCAGTGAGTTGCAAGGCCTGAATATTCCGGGCGACAAAGTGGACGTTCTTATTCCGGCAAGCGAATTCACCCCCGAAGCGTTAAAAACCGGCGAGGGTAAGCCCGTAGTCATTGATGAACATGAATGGCGAACTGTTGAAAATGCCTTGACAGACGGCTATACCAAAGGCTCTGTTGCCGGAGAAATGACAGTTGAAGACAAAGGCATTTTGTGCGACCTCACAATCTTGGACGCACAAACCATAGAAGAAATCAAGAGCGGCATCTTGGTGGAGATTTCTGCCGGATATCGAGCTGATTTTGAAAAAGAAGAGGGCGAGCTAAACGGCCAGCCATATTCTTATGTTCAAAAAAACATCGTCTTCAACCATATTTTGCTTTGCCACAAAGGCGAGGGCAGATGTGGGGCCGATGTTAAAGTTATCAACAAAAAAACAGGAGAAAATAAAATGTCTTATACAATTCGCATGAAAATTGGCAATAAAGACAAAGAAATGGAGTTTTCTTCCAAAGAAGATGCCGACAAGGCTCAAGAAATGGCAAACGAAGCCAGCGAGGCAAAACAAGCTGACATTGACAAAGCCGTTGAGGAAGTAACTTCATTGAAAGAACAGGTTGCCGCTTTGAACGCTGACTTGGAAGAAAAGAAATCTTCCATCGAAGAATACAAAGAAAAACTTGAAAATGCTTTGTCTGAAGAAGCTCAGGAAGAAATTGCCGAAGACCTCATCGCTCAGAAAGAAGCTGAGGAAGCTGTTGTCGATGAAGAAGTTGACGACAAAGATAAAGAAGAAGTCAAAAACTCTTTGAAAGGCATGAAACGCTCTGAGCGTGCCATGTTCTTGGCCGCCCACGTTATGAACAAGCGTGGCTTGGACATCAAAGAATGGGATGACAATTCTAAGATTGCATCTTTCATGACAATTGCCGCTGAAGCAAAAAAGAAAGTGCATAATAAAAAAGCATTGAGCAACAACCCCGGCAACGTTAATGGTGCCAAAGTTGTGAACTCAAAAACCGGAAACAACGGGATGTCTGCAAAAGACCGTATGTTTTCTTGGAAACACAAATAACAAGTAGGAGAAACAAACATGTCTAGAGGTGTTTATATGGGTACTGCTTTTGGTCCTATTCAGGGCGCAGTATTCGACCAGCCGGCGGCAGGTGTTCATGGCGGACTTTACGCAGCCAGCGACATCAACCTTTGCGATGCCATCTCAGTTGGCGAAGCAAACGGCATTGATGTTGGTCTGGGTGTTGTTGCAAGTGCTATCGCATCTGCCAAAATTTCCGGTATCAACGATTTGGAAGCCAAATTGCCGGCCGCTGATGCTGCTGCAATCTACGGCTTTGTAATCAGAACACAAGCAGGATGCACCGATGCATCTGGCAAAAACTATGTTCCGGAAAAACGTCAGGCCACTGTTTTGAGATACGACAGAGTAGGCGGTCGTTTCTGGTACAAAATGCCGGCCGCATTTACTCCGGCTTCAAAAGTTTATATCGCTTATACCGATGATGCCGCTGCCGGTGGTAAAGGTCATTTGACTGTAACGACCGAAGCAAGCAAAAACTTTGAATTAACCAAGCTGAAAATCCGCAACTCAGGTTCTGCCGGTGATTTGGCTTTAATCGAAATCGTAGCGTAGGGGAGAATAAAACATGTCTAAAGGTTCTTTCACATACGGCGGACAAGCAAACGTAAATATGCAGGAAATCGCATTCAGCATCTATACCGCTGTTGATTCTGCGTTTTATGATGTCGAATATCCGGAGCATGACTGGTATAAAGTCGTAAAAGAAGATCAGGTGCTTTCTGATATTAACGCCGGTGCAACTCAGTATGCATTCATCAGCCGTGACCGCCAGGGTGCCGCCGCATTCAGAGGCCAGGCTGAAAACAACAACATCCCGATGGTAAGCCAGACGGCCGGTTCTTCTGTTGTTCCGTTGTGTGCTTCTAATGTCGGAGCAAAAATCGACAACGAAGACGCTCGCCAGTATCAGATGGGCTTTAACGGAAACTTGGCTCAGGATTTGGGCGAATGTATGCGTTTTGCTTGCGATAACTTGGTTGAACGCACATTCTTCTTCGGTGACGATGCCGTTGGTTTCAAAGGCTTTATGAACTTCCCCGGCGTAACCACATCAACTGCAGTAAGCGGTGCTGCCGGTGATACTGATTGGAGTAAAAAAACCGCTGCCGAAATGGTAAAAGATATCAATGACGGCTTGGCGGCTGTATGGACCAACTCCAGAGGCGTGTTCCTGCCCAACACGGTATTCTTGCCGTTAGAGCAGTTCAACCTCTTGGCGACCACTCCGTACACCTTGGGAGCTTCTGCCGCTGTGTTCCAATCTGCTTTGGATTATGTGAAGAAATACAACATCTACACAAATCAGCGCGGAAAAGAACTCGAAATCATTCCTATCCGTTACCTGAAGAACGCAAACGCTTCCGGCGACAAAGGGCGCATGATTTTGCAGGACAGAAGCAAACGCAATCAGGCTTTGCCGTTCCCGATGGGCTACACCTTGCAGGCACCAGTTCCGGTTCCGCTGGGCGCAGAGTTCTATTCGGAACAGAAGCATGGTTCTTATGTAATCCGTCAGCCGTTGTCTACATTATATGTAGATGGCATCTAATAAATTAATTCAATGGGGAGATACCAATATGGCTTTTCAAAAAAAACAAAATAACGGAGCCGCCGCACCAAAAGCGGCTCCCGCAAACCAAACCGCAAAAAACCTTGTTGCAGCAACCGGAACCGTGGTCTTGACCAACACAACCACAAACCCGATGCTCTTAAACGAGGGTGTTCATAAAATCATGATTTATCCAAAAGAATTAAAATCTGTGGATAAAGAAGTTTTTCAAGCATTGCAGAAAAACGACATGATTAAAATATGGCTTGATAAAGGGCTTTTGCGGTGTAATTACCAAGCAGATGCACAAGAGGAAGCGAGCAGAGAAATCTCCGTTACCCCGGATAATGCGCCGGCCGAATTAACAAATCCGGTTGAAAAGCATGAAGACGGTCGCTCTGTATCTGCGGAAGTAACCAAGAAAGAAGCCGCCGGTTCAATTACATTGGATTAATTAACCAAAAGTAGGAAGCAAGAACATGAGTTTTGATTATGCACAATTTATTGCAATATATCCCGAGTTTTCCGAAATTCCGCAGGCAACTGTTGAATTTAAGGGAAATCTGGGCGACAAAATCCTGAGCGATACGTCTTGGGGAGATGTGCGTGATGAAGCTCTGTTCTTGTGGACTGCTCACCGCCTTGCGTTGGAATATAACATTGCCAAGGCACTAAAGACCAACAAAAAGAATTCAATCAATCCGGGCTTGGTTAACTCGCAAAGTGCGAGTAATGCCAGCCTGTCAAATTCATATAGCCACAGTGCGATGGTTTCATCTGACAACCCGATGCAAGCCGACTACGCACGCACAAGCTACGGCTTGGAGTTTTTATCATTGATGAACATGGTAATGCCGGCCGGATATGTGGTTATAAGTGGCGAAAATTACTGTTGCCGAGGATAAAATGCCAAATGTTTCTATGTCGGCAAAAATAAACAAAGAAAACAATCCCGATTGGCTTGATAAGGTCATGGCCAAAGCGGTGAAACTTACCGAGATAGAAGCAGCCGCCGGATTTCCATCCGGACAAAAAGAACTCAACACACCACACTATGACAACGGGGCCAGTATCATAGACGTGGCAATCTGGAATAATTATGGAACATATAATTCTCCTGCCCGTGATTTTATGACACCATCAGGAAAAAAAGCCAAGGAGCGATGGAACAAAATCGCTCCTGACCTTTATAATGAGGTTGTGAACGGAAAAATGGACGCTGTGGAAGCGTTAGAGAATGCCGGACAGATTGGAGCAACCGAGATTAAAAAAGCGATTGTTGACCTAAAAACACCGGCAAACGCACCCATAACCATTAATGGCGGATGGATGCACAACAAAAAAAGCGGTAAATTGTTCAAGGTTGAGGGCAAAAAGAGCAATAATCCGCTTGTAGATACCGGAGCAATGGCCAACGCAGCAACCTACGTTGTCCGCAAAAAGAAAAAATAGTCCTTTTGACTTTGTATTTTTTGTGGGGTACACTTGAGAAAAACAACGATAGGAGATGAATATGCGTGATTTCTCAAAAACAATTCGGGTTAAA